TACCAAAGATCTAGCATTTATTATTTTCTTGGTAAAATTGAATCTTGGGGAGTTAATGATGATGCACCAAACACACCCGCAAATACTCTTCATAATGATACTATTATTCGTAATAACATAGCATATCTCAGAAGAGTTACTCCTAGTGAAGTTTCGCTAATAACAAATAGATACGAATGGAGTTCTAATACTGTGTATGATCAATGGGATCATACACTCGATATGAGTGAATCGTCATTTTACGTTATTACTGATGAGTTTAATGTATATAAATGTCTTGATAATAATAATGGTGCTCTTTCTACAGAAAAACCAACAACAAACTCATTAGTTCCATTTAAAACCTCTGACGGGTATTTATGGAAATACATGTATAATGTACCAACATTTAAACGGTCAAAATTTTTATCACGTGATAATTTACCAGTACAAAAAGCATTAACAGATTCCTTTTACAATAAAGGTGCTGTTGAACAAGTTGTGGTTACCAATTCTGGTTCTGGGTATACAGACATTCAACAAACCACTATTTCTATTTCAGGTACAACTACAGGTGAAGACGCAGTTGCTGCTATAGACACAGTTGGTCCACTGGGGCAAATCACTGAATTAACTGTTGTTGATGGTGGATCTGGTTATACTCACGGTGCAATAGTTACTGTTAGTAGTTTAACTGGTATTAATGCTGAAATTGAAATTATTGCTACTGCGGGTGTTATTACTGGATTTAATATTATTGATGGTGGTGTGGGTTATTTTGTATCAGATACTGTGAATATTTCTGTTGGTGGTGCAGATTTAACACCAGTTGTTTCTCAAAGCACAGGTTCAATTTTACAAGTAAGAATTAATAATCCAGGTGCAGGTTATGTATCAGCACCGACATTAACAGTTTTACAATCTCCAGTTACAGGATCTGGTAAATACGGAAATGCAACTGCTGTTATTAAGTCTATTGTTTATGAAGGTTCTATTGTTAATGTAACTGTTGAAGATCCAGGAATCGATTATCCAGTAGACAATGCAACTACTGTAGTTATTTCTGGTGATGGCACAGGTGCACAATTTTCTCCTGTTGTATATAACGGAGAAATTGTAGATATTATTGTTGAAGATCCAGGAATCAATTATTCTTATATCGATATTGATATTGTTGGTAATGGCGAAAATGCTACTGCTGAGGCAGTTTTAGCATCATCCGATTTTACTTCTGATCAATCTATTGTGGAACAAGTAGCAATTAGAGGTGCGATTTATTCTGTGGCAGTAACAGAACCTGGAAGTAATTATTCTTCAGAATCAACTATTGTTATCACTGGTGATGGTACAGGTGCTACAGCAGAACCAGTGTTTTCAGAAAATGGAAGCATTTCATATATTAGAATGCTTACATATGGGCAAAATTATACATATGCTAATATAACAGTAGTAGATCCAAATAGACCTATTCCAAATACGTTTACTGATTTTTCTGCATATGCAATTCTTCCTCCGACATATGGTCATGGTCACGATGCACCAAAAGAACTTTACGCAAAAACCATTGCAGTATTTACTTCAATAAGAGACGATGAACAACTCACTTTATTACAACAAGATTACCGTCAATATGGGTTGCTTCAAAATCCAACCAATTTATTCACAAACAAAAGAATAACATCACCAACAATATTCCCATTATTTAATATTAACTTATCTAGTGTTGATTCTTTATCATTAGATACAGTTTTAATTAATAATAATAAAAGATATCGTGTAGTTTCTATTAACGGCAACTCAATTAAAGTTCAACAATTGAATCCTATTTACAGTCAACCTGTTGGTGTTTTTTATGAAGAAGAAAATCCTACTATACAATATAATATCCAATCCATTATTTCGGTACCAAACGTAAATAAATACTCTGGTAGTTTATTGTATGTTGTTAACAGCACTCCATTAACACCTACTGCCGATAACTCTATTGCAATCAGAACTTACATAAAGCTCTAATATGAAAACTTATAACTTATCTCCTTATTTTGATGATTTCGATGAAGAAAATGATTTTCATCAAGTCATGTTTAAACCTGGATATGCTGTCCAAGCAAGAGAATTAACTCAACTCCAAACAATTCTGAGAGATCAGATTGAAAAGTTTGGTAACCATATTTTTAAACATGGTTCTGTTGTTATTCCAGGAAATTCTTTAAGTGACCTTGCAGTTCCATATATTAAAGTGGAATCTCAATATAATAATACCAACATTATATTATCAAATTTTGATAATAAAATCGTTGTTGGTGTTACAACTGGAGTTAAAGCAGTTGTTAAAAAAATGGTTCCTGCTTCTGGCACTGATCCAATTGTATTTTATCTAAGTTATATTTCTGGCAATACTACAGAAACCAATGGTATTACAACTAGCAATATTAATTTTATTAATGGTGAAGAAATTTATGTTGAAGACCTTACTGGTGTAAGAGCAACTATTTCATCTTCAAATGCAACAGGCGTCGGTTCTTTAGCGTATATTAACAAAGGTGTTTATTACGTTAATGGCACATTTGTCGGGGTTGCTGCTCAAAGTGTTGTCTTAGAAAAATTTGGATCTGCTCCATCTTGTCATGTTTTATTAAAAATTAATGAAGACTTAATAGATTCTATCGAAGATACTAATTTACTTGA